CGATGCAGTGGGTCGAAGATTTCTTTACCCACCTCAAGAGTCAGGAATGACGGCGGGACAAGCACGTACTCCAAGAGACGCATAATCTCGCCACTTGCGTTAGCTTTCTTATTGAAGATCAAGTCGTACAGTGAGACGTTCGACGACATCAAGCACAGCATGGAGGCAATCTCCTGCTGCTCACGCTCGGCGTTAATCGAACTCTGCATACGCATCTTGCCCTTGCCTTGCGAGACAAGGTGGATCAGCTTCGATATCTGCTCAGGCGGCTTCTCCTGAATCTCGTCCATGCCCATCATGATGTTCTTGAGCGACATGGCACGGCTGTTAAAGGCGTTGTCCGTAGACTCGTACACGCTCAGCGGCTTGGGCGCACCCCACACAGAGAGTGCTGCATAGAGCGACCCAGACTTGGCTGCGCCTGACGTACCCGTGAAGCAGAACGTCATACCGTTTGTGGATGTAAACCGCATCAGCGGGGAGCCAAACGAGATAAACAAACCGAACGCTTGCATCTCCAACTCGGGGCGGTTCAGTTGATTGATGCAGTCCTTCCAAACCTGAAAGTCACCCTTCGGACGCATAAGGCGGGATATGTCGCGTATTAGGGGACTGGATGCCGCCCTGCGAGTGACCCCGTTACCAATGACTTCGGTCTCACCAATCAAGAACGATTCGTTGCCTTCCGTCCACCCCATCTGGTGACAGATTTTGTCGGCAGCGTTCTGGCTCTGTAGGTAGTGTGCCCATTTCATAATGTAATCCACGATCTTAGGCCATAGGTTCTGGTTCGGCGGTGCGATACCGGCCTTGCCAAGAATGTCTTTCAGGCTATCAACAGACTGGGCCTCGCCCATCGAGATGTATTTCTCACGGACTTCGTGAGGCAGTTTGATCCGGACGAGGAACAGTTCACCGTCCGACTCACCGTACATACGCTTGATGGGGAAGAACTCATTAGTCGATATCAGCACCGGCTGTGGCTGGATCTTTACTCCATCGTCGTCTTCTTCGGAGGGAGGTAGGTAGTAAACTCCCCCGGCTCGTCCTCGTACATAGGGTAGGATCGCTTTAGGAAATGGCGGAACTTCTTGGGGATTCGCTTCGACCCGAACTGCGACCTCCTCGGTGACTTCCTCTGCCGGGGCTGCAACAAACTTCCTTCCAATGGCAAGTGGGTTGGTGATTCGTCCCTTATGAGGACATCCGTCACATCCACCGGGGTTTCGCTGCGCGAAAATTTCGCAACTATGCGGCTTACCAACTGTTTCATTCGCTTTCCTAAGTGTGGCTTCAGGGCTATATCCGGGGTAATCCTCGGACATCAAGTGGATGGCAGTCTCCCAATCTGTGCAGTGCCGTGCGATGGACAACGCCGAATGCCAGACAGGTTCGGGTAGCGTCTTGGAGTTAATCAGAGCATTCCTGATCTGATTGCACCCGTTGCCGTCCAGACTCATCTCAGCGATGTCTTGGAAGGTAACTTCAAAGTTGTCAAACTTGGCTATCTGCCGGGTGTCTTCATCCAATCCCTTCGGCACAAGATCAAGAATTGATCCGGTTGATAACTCCACTTCACCTAAATAATCTTTAAAGGCAGCGAAGTCATACTGATTGATCTCTTCTGTCAGGAACTTCGTAGGGTTCGGAGGATCGGTTTTGAAGTTCAGCGTCTCAGGACAACGCATGATCCGGGTGATGTCAGCCGTCACCACCGGGTCGATCTTCATATGATCTAGGCAGAGTTGCTTAAACTTCTCTGCATATGCCTTCCACTCTGCAATCGGCACGGCTTCTTCAAACGGCCAATACGCATGAATACCGTTACCCGAGTCAATGACGACCGGCGGGGGAAGTTCCGTAACTTTCAGGAAATGATCTAGGTCTTCGATTGCCTCAGCCTTACTACTGTAATGACCGGGCTTATCAGGCTTGACATCTAAATCAACAAAGAAGGAACGACAAGACACAGCATAGTCGCCCATACGACTATGACCGCTGAAATTACTCAGGGCAATGAATACGTTCTTGCCTTCTGAATTTATTTGCTCAACTAAGTTCTCAACCTCGTCAAGGCTCTCTGCAAACCGGTTGACTACCTTCTTGTCTACAGCAATCTCGGTAACGCAGTAGATGCCATGCGGGGGCAGTACTTTCTCGTAAAATTGTTTTCGCATGAACACCAACCCACTTAGATAAAAAAGGCGGGGCGACAGCCACCCCGCCAACCACGAGTAGCACCTCAAATAGTTCGGCCAAGCATCTCCTCTATATATGCCTTCGCTTGTTTAAGGTTATGAGCAGGTAACTTCCCTGCGTCCAGATCCTGCCTGACAAGGTGCATGAAAGCCTCGACTAACTTGCGCTTGTCTTCGTACATCATCTGACCCCTAAACCATAAATGCACCGTATTACGGGATACATTCAACGCTTCGGCTACGTATACAACGGGGAGGTTCGCTTCAACACATAGGCGACCAAGTTGTACTCCTAACAGAGTAGCGTCTGCCTGTTGCAGTTGAAGTAGCAACTTGTCGCCATACGTGCGGGGCATTGATCAACCCTTCTTAGACCACTTCTTGATGACATCCGACACATCGCCAGACGGCGCAGCCGGTTCAGCCTTCTTGGTCTCACGAACGACGGGTTCAGCAACAGCCTCCTCAGTCGGATTAAACGTAGCACTCGTAGCCGTAGCAACGACCACAGTCTCTTCGCCTTCATCCTGCTGATACACGGTCAACTTAACAGCGTTCTCCGCTGCCTTAGTCTCCTTCTGACGTTGCACGGCCTCAGCATCCTCTTGAGGGACAACGCCAATAGGCGAGAACAGCAACTTTGGTACAGGTGACTTGGTGTCAAACTGCATCTTCGTGATTACACGACCTGCCGAAATGTTGTTATTGGCAAGCATCTGAATGTATGGACGGAACGGATACTTACCGCCCTCTTCCTTACCAAAGCAGGAAGTAGCCGGGAGAACCAACTGCATGACATCGCCGTTCGGATCTTGCGGGAGAACCACAGCCGTACGCCACGACAGACGACATGCTGAACCGCTGCCGCCTTGACCAGAACCCTTCACAGAGAACTGACACTTATCACAGGCAGAGGCTTGCGGAGTCTTCACCTCCGGGTCAGGCGTCTTGGAATCAGACGACCAACACACTGGAGAAATCTTCTCGCCTTCCTTGTACGCACCCGTGTAGTAAGTGCGGCTTGGGGCGTGAGCCATCTTCACAAAGATCACATTCATGTGGCGATCTTCGATGGAGCCAATCTCCTTACCACCGGCCATCTTGCGAAACACGCCGCCCTTGATAGAGATGCGCTTAGACAGCCCACCGCCACCGGCAACTGCACGGGTATCGTCATCGACCCCGCCTTGGATCTGGGCGAGTTCGCTCTTCAAACTTGCAATGATATCGTTACTCATAAATTCCTCACTTACTGGCTTTACGCACTGAAACACCGTACTCACGCATCACATTCACTCCCGGCGGTAGACCATCCATCGCGGTCTCCGAAAGGAACTGCTTAAAGTTGCTCTGATGGATGCGCCGCTCAAGCAACTGAACTGCTTCGTTATCTAAAACGAACTTGTAGAAATTCTCCCAGTCTTGACAGAAGAAGCGTTCATTCAACTTCCTCATCACCGTGCCGTGCTTCGTCTTGATGCTATCGGCATTGACTGCGTTACACATCTCAAGCATGACTGCTTCTAACTTAGCCATGTCTTCCTTCAACTTGGCATCCGCTGCCTCATACTCGCGGAGCAACTTATCCCGCTCCGAGCGTATTAACAAATACGCTTCGACATACTGATCTGTATCTGTACTCATACTTCCTCCAACTCCTGCTTGTACAGGTCTACTAACTTTTGATGATCATCAACTTTGCCTTGGAGCATGGTGTAGATCTTCTTTTCAACTTCCGATCCACGCAGATGCACCACCGACATTTTGTTGACTTGACCTACTCTCTCAATACGAGCAATGCACTGTAGATACGTCTCTACTGACATTACCGGCGCCCAGAACACAACCGTATCAGCAGCAGTTAGCGTGACGCCGTGTGATGCAGATTGAGGCTGAATTATCAGGACTCTTGGATCTGTCGCAGTCTGGAACCGGTTAATGATGTCGTGCCGATTCTGGGCTGAAACACTTCCACTAATTACTTCGTTCGTTATGCCTTCTTTCGTGAGGAACTCCCCAACGATGTCGATAGCATGAAGGAACGGAACAAATACTACAACCTTGTTGGTAGTTTCTTCAAGCACTTCTTTGAGCGCATTTAAACGTGGCGCGATGTCGAACTGCACAACGTCATGCTTGTCGGTGTACACCGCACCTGAAGATATCTGTAGAAGTTTATTAAGAGCCGCTGCCGCATTGACGGCGGAGACTTGCTCTCCGGCTGCTTCTATCAGTAATTGCTTTTTTAACGCATGGTAATACTTAGACGCCTGTGGACTTAGTTGTACGTCTCGGGTTTGGTAAATAATTTCTGGAAGATCTAAACACTCCTTCTTGGTATATCGAACCGCTGGTTGTAGCGCACGGTACACCTCGTCGGTAGCCACGTGTTTCGGAACCCATTTAAATTTGCTGACCTGCACCATGACGCGATCACGCCATGCAGTTGAGAACTTGGGAACGCGCCCCGGACTAACCAATTTAGCTAATCCAAACGCATCGACCGGCGACTGTGCGGCAGGGGTTCCCGTCAACATCCATAGCCATGTGTCTGCCTGAATCAACTTGGCAAGGTTCTTCCATCGCTTTGTGCTAGGACTTTTATAAGCGTTTGCCTCGTCAATCACGATGAGATCGAACTTGGCTTGCTGTAAGTCTTCTAGTACGACCGCTGTGCCGTCATAGTTAATAATCGTAAAGTCAAAGTTCTCATCTAATATTTTCTTACGCTTTGAAGATGAGCCGTGTGCGACACCACACGTTCTGTGCATTGCCGTCTTAAAGATGTCGGCTTGCCATGCTGAATACATAATTGACAACGGGCAGATGACTAGTACTTTCTTGATTACGTTCTGTTTCATCAAGTAGTCAGCGGCCCAGACCACCGCTGATGTCTTGCCTGTCCCGGCCTCGTTAAAGCAGAAGGCTCGTTGACGCAGGGACAGAAACTCTGCCGTGTCGCGTTGGTGATCGAAAGGTTTGTAGAAACCCGGCCAGTCGTAGTCCCTCTGCATGGGCGAGGGGATCTTGGGCACGTTGGGGTTAGGGAGGTAACGATCTAGGTATTCAGCGAGAGTTTTCATCTCGCCATGATCCCAACAGATCAGGACTTCTTTACTGTGTTTGTTGTCTTTGAGGATTTCGCTACGTTCTAGCCGGGTTGTGATTTCGGCAGCGAAATTATTGGATGCGGTTATCTGCACCGCTGCATTGTCTACTATTTGCATACTGTACCTTTGTTACTAAAAGCCCGTAACGTGGGCCAGACGGTTGACGCCTAGGGGGAATGTGCAAGGTAGCGAACCCTATCGTCAACTGGCGCGGTTATTGGGGGGAGAAGTGGGTGGTAGAAACTCCCCAGCAGCACACTCACGCCTTGTGCATTATTTCATAGCACCACTTGAAGTTCTACGGAACGAACGATTTTTTGATGGCGGTTCCAGTCGAGTTCCTGTTGCGTTACTACCACCTTTTGATAGTGCTTTTACGTGGGCAATGTCTTTGCCCTTTCGACTAATACCTTTCTTGTCATAACTACGCCGCGCACGCTGGCGCTCCATGCGGTTTCCGTGTTCGTCACGTTCAACCTGTTGCTTGTATTCTTTCTTGTAAGGCCGTGCCTTGTTTACGTATGGCATCTCATCGCTCCTTATAAAACTTGCAAGTGCTAACCGGACACCATCCACACAGGCCACCCGGCTTTGCCATCCACATATTGTTTTCATGAGAGATCTGAATAGCACTCAGTACCGGGAGGAAGTTCTCCCACAACTTATTTATGTCAGATCTCGCATATTCCTCAGTCACAAAAACGTTGTGCATCACGAACAACAGACCTGCCTTGATCCGCTCAACTTCAGGAAAGTGGGCAAAGGTCATCAAGGCCATCAACTTTAACTGCTTCGGGTCAGGGTATCGGTGACTGCCGGTCTTGTAGTCCACAATGTAAGCACCGGCTCCGTCCACGATCAGTAAGTCAACGATGCCCCGTACCCACCTATCCTCCGAATCAAACGCGCACGGCTCGTGAGTTTTTGATATTGCCATCTCATGCTCACAATATCGTGAGCCGGCTATTGCGATTAGCGCGTCTAACTGTGGCTTAAAACGTTCATAATTCTTGGCGAGTGGTGTCCCGTCACGGACGTAATCCTCGCAAGCCTTGTGGACAGCCGTACCATAGAGCATCTGCTCCGTGGTTTTCTTAACAAAGTCCTTGGCTACCTTGGTGTGGTAGTACTGCTTCGGACAATTTATGTAGTCTTTTAGGCTACTGAACGACCACTGGATCATTAGGGAAATCGCTTGGAGTTAATTCAGATCTGTATGTTGGCGGCTTAGTTTCTGAAGTCTGAGTTCTGGTTCTGAAGAATCCTGCATGTTGTGGATATGAAGCCATGAACCTGCGCGAATAGAACGCACGATAATTGTTGTTTAATTTAAAGCAAGTCAGGCCGTCGCCTCCCGCATCTATCTCCCATCGAATACGTTCAAATACGGCGTTTACAGAGTAATTTTTATACCCTCGGTTAATCATCTGGAACGTAAACTGTACGAACATATCCCACACTTCGGGATGTTTCCGGTGAAACTCAATCACCTGTTCTCGCATTTCCTCAAGTCTGGACTCATTATTCATTAGCAATCTCCGTAAGATTCACCCGATTTAGCCTCACAAGCCACGGGCAAACCTTCGGCCCAACTTGGAGGAGTAGACATTACTTCGGTTATAAACGCAACTGCTTGGTTTAATTCATCTTTTGGTACGACGATCACCGCTGCGTCATGCACCGTCAGGACAGGTCGATACCGCTCTCGTATCTTAAGCATCTGCTCACCAACAATAATCCGAGCCAAGGCTTGCACGATGTTCTCAACCATCGCCCCACCCCATATACTCGTGATGCCCTTGCGAGACTTGTAGATATATTTCTTATCGCTGAGTCTGAGATCTGGGTATCGTATAAACAATTTATTTGGGAGAAGTATTCCCGAAGAGGTAGCCCATACACACTTGTTCTTGCCTATGGGGTAAGATTTTAAATTATCAGGCCATGACGATAAGTGCGGTAGCGCACTATCGCAATCTCGCCATAAGTCCGTGATCATGTGGTTTGAATCGCGGTACAGATTCACGATGCGCTTGCACTCGTCTTCAGGCAGGTCAGCCCCCGGCGGCTGTGTCTTGAGTGTGTGTTGTAACTTCTTAGCCCCTGTGCCGTAACCCAGTCCAAGGATGCAGGTCTTACCGACGAACCGCTCGACAGGATCAGCCTTGCTGATGGGCTTCTTGTAGATCTTTGTAGCAAAGATCGAATACACATCGTCACCCTTGGCGAACTGTGCGGTGACATCATCCTGTCCAGCCAGCCAAGCCAGTACACGCGCCTCAATCTGAGAAGAGTCACAGTTGATAACCACGTGGCCTGCGGGGGCCATGATCGACTTCTTCAGCGTTTTCTTTTTCTTATCACGGCTTGGCAGGTTCTGGAAATTAACCGAGTCCGATCCTGCCCAACGCCCGGTGTGCGCTCCGTAATACTTCAGTGGGATGGGAACCTTGCCCCCGTTACGCGCACCGATCCCGATGAATCGTTCAATGCGCGACTCTTCGATGGTGGACTTCGTACCCAACCGGACAGAGCAGAGTTGTTGGATAAGTGGGTCTTCGTGTTCTAAGAGTTCAATAAACCCTTCGTCGTTTTTAGCAAGTGCAAACGTTTCCTTACCGGTTGTTGGACTAATCTTCATCGGCACGGGGATGCCGAGTTCTTTTAGTATGGCAGCGAATTGCGGATTGCTGGCTAACTTCGCCCGAACCTCTTCCTCACTCCCAACGTCTAGTACCCCTTTCAATCCCGCCAAGAGTTCATTCTTTTCCTGCTTGATCTCTTCAAGTCGCTCGACTAGCAGCGCATCGTCCACTGTGAGGGTTGGGATGGTGTACATCCGCAGGGTCATGTCGATCAGGTCTAACTCTGACTGCGGGAAATAATCTTCGATAAAAAGGTTGAAAAGCCTGAAAGTAAGATTGACATCGTTAATGCAATAATCCCCATAACGATGCAGATCAGCAGGAGCAAAGTCTTGCCGACGCTTCCCAAGGGCATCGACAACTTCCGTACCTTTTTCACCTAGCCCATACCTCTTAACCAGATTCGCTAGAGATCCACTTACATCAACGCCATGCTTAGCCCGAGCCATGCAGAGCGTGTCGAAATAGTACGCAGGGGTGATGTCAAAGATGAAGGAGAGAATCCCTCCATCGAATTGCGTGTTGTGGCACAGCAGGGCTGATGTACTCCAATCAACTTGGTTTAGCCATGCTTTAATCTCTTGCTTGGTTCCACTAAACCATTGCGTTTCGTCATCGTCGATCTTCATCGCTACGCCGATGACTTCAAACAATGGACTACGGATGTATTCTTCCGTGGTCATCCGACTGAGACTGAACTGATGCGAATAGTACGTCTCAAAATCTAGTGTTACGAAACTCATGGGTCTACGCTCCATGTGTCCGTTTGCCGTTCCAATCTAGGCCATTCGGATGCCGTGATGAAAGACTTATCCTGCACGAGAATGTGATTAGTGGGCTGTGCCGTGAACCTGCCGTTGTCCAACTTGATGAAGTAGAACTCCTTCGACTGCTCCGGTTCTAAACTAAACCCATCGAGCATAGGTATGGCGGTAAACATATACCTACCCGTTAATTCCTGCTTCGACCGTAATCGAACGATTACAGGCACGGCTTCAAAAAACGGGTACTCCACCACACTGAAATTATAGCCGTAGCAATCCCACGTTTGACTGTCGCTAGGCTTCCAATCTAGTGATGTAGTTGTAATCTTGTGCGTCAGTTGATGCAGCGGCACGTTGCGGTACACCGCTCCGCATTCAAGCATCACGTGGCATCCCCACGTACGACCGGGATGACTGACTAAACCAAACCACGACACGCGCAGCCAATCTTCGTTACCGAAAGCGTGTGGCTGAACGTAGCAATATGTGTGTCGGGGCAGTGGCCCCGCGCCTGAGTAAATCATGTGTTAACCACCCTAATGAATTTCCACCCTTTACCCGTCTCTATGAACCCTGCCAGTCTCAAAGCCTCGATAGACCGGCACTGACCGAACCTGTACTTGTGCGACCGGAACGATTCTGGACTAGCGAACTTCCGCTTGCACTCCGTACACTTTCTTTCTTTTACGACGACTGTCATTTTTCAACCTCGCTACCTCTCTACGTAGGTAAATAATCTCATCTCGACACGCCCACAGTACGCTGCCAACCGTTAAAAACTTCATCTCTGTCGTCGTAGAGGTGTCGTTGATGTTGGCAGGAAGTGCCTGAATCAAGTCAAGGATATCATCTTCTAGTTCCACGTAAGGACTCCAATTCATTCATCAAAGTAAGCAGTTCTAATGAAATCACTGTAGCCTCGTCGGATAGCCCCGCCCTGCGAATGTTCTGTAAGGCTCGGTCTACTTGACTCTGCTGAGTTTGGCCGTACCCCCAAGGTGCAGCCTTCATTTCGTCTTTCCACGCGCCGGGCGGGGATTGATTGTCTATAGTCACGGCTCCGACGCTCGGCTTTAATTCTGTCGTCATATTGTTTGATACCTCTGTACATTGCTGTAGCCATGAAGTATTGCGAAACACCCCATTGCTCAACTAAATCTTTGTACTTGATTCGCTCGTCAAGTTCTCGTGCCTTACGCTTGCGCTCTAATAAAAATTTGTACTGCTCAAATGTAAGTGCCACGTTGAACCTCGACAACTTTGTGTATTTGCGCTTCATCTTTACTTCTTAAGATGTAGCCCTGTCGAATTGGTTTCGTTCCCAATTAATCCTACGGGGAAAGTGTTGAAAGCTAATGAAATTCGTTCACCCTCCTTAAGCGCATCGACTGAGTGAGGTAAGGACGATGGGAACAACAACAGATCGCCTTCGTGTACATCGAACCAACAAGATTTCATGTTGTATATGTTCCACTCTTCACTCGCTATTTCTATTTGTTCTTGCTTAGTATTGTAGAAGTTAATTCGGTCCCGATCTCTAGAAGCTTTGGTGTACAACACTCCCGACACAAACGAATTTGAGTGACTGTGTTGATGATGGCTCTGACCCGGACTGGTGTAATTAAACCAAGACTGAGTAATCCTTAAATACACATCTTTCTTCGGTACATACACTTCTCTAAAGTATTGGTCCAAACTTTTCACGATAAAGTTTTTTATACTACTCAGCTCTGCCCTATTTAAAACGTACCTATCTTTACTTGCCATATTGGAGTTGTTGCACTCTTTGCAAAGTTCACTAATAAAGACCAACTCTTCATCAGTAAATGAACGGTCAATGGTGAATTTAAATACAGGTGTCGGGAACAGATTATAAGGCGTCAAAATTCGACCCACCCAGTCATGATGTACTTATTGCCTTTCAACGGAGGATTACCACGATGTGTGTGAGTAAAACTCGCGGGCCAAAGAATTAATCGACCGGCTTTTGGTTGAACTCTTTCGCTCAAATATAAAAATTCAGTTTCCCCACCGTCGTCTATATCATTGAGATACAGCACAAAGGTCATCATGCGAGAGCTGGTTCTTCGGCTCATCGACTCGTAGTGCCAAGCGTGGTAGCCACCACCGGGGACGGTCTTCTGAAGTTTGATGCAAAATATGGAATGAGGGTCTGAAGTCTGTAATATAGAATACTTCTCGGCATAAAGCGGATAGCACATCCCCCAAAATCTGTGATTAAATTCAGCGCACTGCACTTCGAGACCTTCAACCGCAGCAAAACTGTAATTCTCAAAGTCAACAGCTTGATCTTTAGTCAAATGTGAAGGTCGATCAAAAGCCTGCACTCTGGAATACGACAATCCAGCAGAATCGACCTTATCAAAGTGATTGATCCACTTTTTGCAAAACTCGGGCGGAAACGCATTGTCAAAAATACCGACAAAATCATCGGTTACTTTGAAATCAAATCCGGGGTTTTGTGATTTGATAGTTACTTCAAGACTAGGCTTCATTATTTAAACACTCCTTCCTTGTTTGCTCTCGTACTAAAGTTAATAATTTACAGATAACTTGGCTTTGATTGCGTTCGCCTTCGTTACCAATCTCGTCATACTCTCTGGCAAAGTTTTCTATCGCTTCCCAGTTGATGTACTCAAGATCACCTGCATCTCCAATTTTACACCACGTGACTTCATGTACGACCTGATTTGAATTAGGTTGTTTCTGCGTAGGTAGGATCAAATAAGTCGCGGTCTCACCCTCATCCAAGGGAACTGTATCGCCGTACTTACTCATGTCACATCTCCTTCGCCACTGCCATTGTCCTCGCGGCTATCCCAACCAATAAAAATCTTCATCACGCCACCTCAAATGCTTCTTTGCGACTTGGACCTTTGTAGTGCAGAACCTTGGGCGATCTACCTTCCGCAAACTCGGGAAGACATCCATAATCTTCTTCACTCAAGTATCCGACATTAAATTCTTCTACCATCACAGCAAGTTGCTTCATGACTTCCTGATCGCCGTACCACTTACGATACTTCGAGTCGATTCCCTCAAGCATCTCGTACATCTTTACCCACGGAGTAAAGTCTTTAGTCACCGTGAAACAAGCGATGATGGGGTAAACCTCATCAAGCTTCTTCCCTGCATATTCATCGAACCGGATGCCACGTTGCTCGGTAATAAACTCAGAGTCTCGCTGGAAGAACCGGCGGCAGAACAACACCTCCTTGTCTCCCAGAAGTTCTTTAGCGTTGAGCCTCTGCTGCACCAGCATATCGGTGTCGATATACATAGCCGGGTGTGGGCAACGGAGTCGAGCAAACGCTTTAAGCCTCGCCGTCATGAGTTCATTACGGTCGCACTCAATCTCAAACCGATGCGTCACGCCCTCGATGTGCGGAGTTGTCTTGTCCGTACACATCACAATCTCTGCGTTAGGATTCGTTGCCAAGATAGAGCCAACAGTTTTGCGGGGGAAGTAAATGTCCTGCCCCACGTGGAAGAACACAAACGTTGTCTTGGGCGGCTCGATCTCTTCGATACCTAACTTCGCATTACGTAGTTTTCTAACATCATGAGCAACACGCAGAATTTGCCTTGTCCACGGCGTTGCCATGCTGTCACGTGGAAAAATCTTGACTGACGGATACCACAGGCTCTGTTGACCGCGCTTATTTCCCCAGTACCACAACTTGTTTGCATCAAACAGTAAAACTGGGATGCCCATAGCCCCCGCGAAATGTACCGTCGCACTACTGACAGACACCACCACATCACACAAACTCATCAGTGCTGTGAGTCCGTTTAAATTTAAAAAGTTGTCAATATCCTCGGCACAGATCAACTCCACACCATGTTTCTCTTTCAACTCTTGAATAGCCGGTTGAACCTGTCCGTACTGAAGATTGATGAACTTGACGTTCTCCAAATTAAAAACAGGTAATAGTTCATTCAGCCCCATGCTTTTATGAGGGCCAATCGCGGGAGCCATGCTTCCCCAAGAAACTCCTACAACAAAGTCTTCGGGCTTGATGCCGAATCGTTTCCGCAGTTCGTTCGCCTTTTCTTCGTCGGGCTTTAAAAAGTTAACCGCTCGGTGTCGTTCAAAATCTTCTAGCCCATTGATGAAGTGACTGCCCAAACTAGCAATCGGAATGTGCGAGTCGTGATCCTCGTCCATGACTCTTGTGTTACCCGGCTCGAAATTGATCTCAGGCATAGAGCGTCGGTAAATCGGCAGCAAACGGAAATCAATCAGCATCGTGACTTTATCAACGTGCTTCGCCAACTCCCGCAGCAAAGATGAGTAAATAACCACATCACCCACGCCTTGCTCAGGCCACACCAGCACAGACTTGTAGCCCATGCCGGGCTTCCACCGTGGCTTGTTAGTTTTAAGTCTCGGAGTCGTAAACTTTACGGACTGCCACCGTCTCTCGTACAACGGCCAACAATCTTTAAATCTGTTCTGCTGCAAATAGAACAGACCTAGCACCCATTTGATATCCGCGCTGTTGACAGGATCCAAATAGTCAGCGGCTCTGAAATCGGCCTCGGCTTTATCCCACCGTCGCAGTTCCCAATTACAACGTCCACGCTGCAAATAGAAAAACGCGAGGGGGCCGGTCACATTCGTCAACGCATTAAATACTTCGTAGCATTTCTTGAAGTCGGTGTCGCCATAAGTCGATATGGCTTGATTGCCAACATCAACAAGTTCTTTGATCAGCCGATGCGAATCCTTGACTAGTTGTTCGTGATCCTTCACCAGTAATCCCTCCCGCTGCGCTTCGCTCCCCATGCCGGGGGCGGCACGTGTGCCCATTCTTTTTTACGGAACTCTTCGGCGCGTTTAAAGAAATTTAAAAACCACCTGATCATACAGCCTCCTGCGGAACGAAATGTAGCAGGGTGAACGGGAGAGATACTGCTGTCTTCCTGCCTTCACGTGGATAAATCAATAGTCGGTTCGCGCCGTCCAACCTCATCGCGTTGACCACTCCCTTCTCGATACCTTCAAAGTCATCAAACACAAAAATAGTCTGGTCGTGGATGATGCTTGAAAAGTAATCAAAGTCTTCTGCCTGAACCCTACCGTCAAAATAGATCAAATCCACAGCAATTTTTTCTTCAGCCAAATGCTGAAACATACTCGTCGATGACATCTTGGGGTATTGAACGATGCGATTATCAGATGCGTCGATTGCGAGATCGTTGGAAAAGTCACAGGTATGTATGACGTAAGAAAATTCTCCATCAAACGCGGCTTGTCTCATTGCTTTAGTAGATACGCCAATAAACGTACCCACCTCGGCAATCACAAGGGGCTGAAAGAATCTGACTAATTTATATAGTTCTACGGCATCGTCGTATGGAAGCGACCCAGTGTTGTAATCAGCCAACTCCCGTAACTCCTGCTGATCCTTGACGATCTTTTCTAGGATTTCGTACGGGTACTCATCCACCTTCTCATCTACGATGCCCCAGAAGATGTTGCTAAATCGTTGTCGTCCAATTTGTACCGGATTCATGCTGCTACCTCCTTTTTAATCTCATAACTCTTTTCAACCACCCCCTTCTCCCGGTTGCCTACGAAACATGATCGAACAAACGTCTGCGCTCCGGTAGACAAGTTCCGCAGGTGCGCTCTCCGGAAATGGTATCTCGGGCCATCTCGGTCACTTCCTTCTCGGCTACCCAATGTTTCTTTCACCGTACCGTGAGGCAGTCTCAACACGTGGTACTCAAACCCGCCCACACCCTGCTTATCCATCGTACGATTCTTGGTGTAAGACTTTTCCTTACGAGACTCCAACACCGCACCGACACGTAGGGCATGACAGGCTTGGACTACTAAACTTATGTCGCCCTGAAACTCAGAGAAAATTGCTGAACCGAGTTCTTTATCCTTTTCTTCGATGTACCTGTTATTAACCAGATCATAGACCTCTGCTTGCGTACCCCATCCTTTTCTACCGTCTGGATAACTCATCGGATAAACTTTAAACGGATCAAGTACTGTCACACTTGTTGGCTGAGGATTCCATCGCTTCACGCTTTCGTGATAGCAAATGCTCATGAAACAAATTTTAGTGGGTAAGGATTTATCTTCTCCCTCTATTTCGACTAATTGTTTCCCGTCAACGACCAAAGAGATTCGCTTGGGAGGATTCGCCATCGACATCGGCTCGTTAATAAGACTGTATGACGGGTTTACGTGGCCGTCTAAATCATGAGTCCATGCGTACTCAAACGATGTGATAGGCGCGGGTAATCCTGTCAGCGACGGACATTCTTGGTCACTCGGCCCTGTCACTTTATTATCTCTATAGATCTCGCCGTTTGGCGGCAGCACAATATGTGTCGCTTGCCTGAGCAAACTCGCTATGTATCTGTAGGATTCAGCGAATGCTAAAAAATTTTGTTTGTCGGAACCGTGATACGCTGCGGCCTCTCGGATAGCGTTTTTATATCCTAGTTCCAGATCCCGCACCGCTTCGGCAGCGTACTGTGGTAAATAATCTTTCTCAGTCATTTCTTCACCTCGCGTTCTGACAGCATCGCATCGGCTGTGGCGTAGGCAAGTTTGGTAACTTCTTCGGGGCGTAGCACGACCCCGTGAGATATGACGTAACCCTGCATTGCCTTGGCTGCAAAGTAATCCCGCAAAGTCATGCCGTGTCCCCACCACTTCAGACGCTCACCTTCCAACTGTGGAAAGGCAAACTCATTCTTGGGTTTCACGCCCGTTTCCTCCGGGCTATCTCGCGCTTCAGGTAAAACTCTGCTTTCTCAAGATCCTGCACCGGATCAACATCGACCTTCTTCCCTGCGCGAACAACGTACTTCACGACGTTGAACAGGTAGGCGTTCTCGGTCAGCCCCTTGGCTTCAGCAAAGTCAATGAAATCGACGCCACCTGCTGTGTAATGTGGTGGGTTGTTGACGGGATCGGGTTTGTCTTTGATCTTGTCCAGCGCATTGAGCGTGGCCTTCATCTCTGTGACCGCTTTAACGATCTTCGACGGCTTTTTCTGGTCAGTCCACCGGACGAAATACACGTACTTTGTGGTTGACTTTGTTGCCTTCGCTACCTCCCTCACCGTTTTGCCTTGCGACAACAACTTGAGGATTCGACTTTTCTTGGACATAACTAATTAACTCCTTGCGTAGGTTCTCTACGTTTGTTTCATCAACTATGACCGCGACCCCTCCTGCTTTTCGGATGTCATCGCAGTGCTTCAACTGTAGTGCGGTGGGCTTCCCACCGTTTGCTTTACACTCTATAGCATAAAACAACCCGGCGATACAAATAATAAAATCGGGTACACCGCTGTTCCCGTAACCCCCTGTAACTGGCATCGTGTAATACGCGCCAAGATCCAACAGGATCTCTTTGACACGCTTCTTTACTTTGGCCTCGGGAGTCACCGTATTAACTAATACGCTACTTAGACCGGAGTCTTTCCGGTCAGTTCATTTAAAAAACTATTGGGCAAACAAACCACATATTCATGGGGGCCAGTCATCCACCCAGTGTCTAAGAAATGTTCAGGAACATAATCGGGGCGAGACATAGAATCACGCCGAATATCCTTACACGGCCAGTCAATCGCGTGGATCATGGCTAAGACTTCTTTTAACTTCATCGGCATTGTCTTGAGCGTAAACACACGCACAAGGTTATCGCTCACTCGTATGTGAAACTCTCCCACATCAGTAAAACGTCTCATGTATACGTACGTTGAGTCCTCCCCCTTTACAGGTACAGGTCTTAGTCCTGCGGCGTAGGCATTGAAAAGTAATCTTTCCAACGCTTCCTCGGCTACCTCTTCAATCTTTCCTTTACTTACTAAGGACATGAACACTTGCTCCGTTGCCGTTCCATGATGTCTCAGAGTAACACCCCATCTCCAACCAGAACTTCGCGCCGCTCGTATTCTGCGGCAGCATCTCATGGCTGTTGCGATGTGTCTTGAGCATCACCATCGAGAACTCCAACTGCTTGCGGGTATCTTCAGGTATAGCATTAAACGACGGATACCACTGGAACACAGCCTCCGGGGGAATGTAATGGAACGAACCCGTATACGGTAGACCAGACTCTGAGTAAACGTCTAATGCTTTGTGGCAAGGCTCGGGCTTGATCGTACCCAGAATGACACCCTTGTTCATGTTGTCCACGTAGAACCACTTCTCACCATCCATGAACTCTTTGGCCTCGGCAATCGCTCTGTCAAACTTCTGACGTTGCTCCTTGTACATCTTCACGTGGGCATCGGCAGTTATTCTAATATCTGACGGCATCTCGGCTAGTGTGCGTTCACCTGCGTACAGTTTCAGTAAGAATGTCGCTAGATCATTTCCTAGG